AAACCCTGCCATTGTCGCAGCTTGTCTTAAAGAATACGGGGCCTGGAATGATGCAGAGCTTGCAGATCACACAGACAATTTATCCCGTTTATTGTGGTGCGCTTGCTGTGATATAGCAGAAAACCTGTAAAACCCAGCCTGTAGGCCATTAATTGTGGCCTATGGGGTGCGCTTTGCACCCAAAAACCTAAGACCGAAAGTAAATATATGAAAATCATTCCCATTGTCCCAATGTCAAAAGCTCAAGCTGCCACTGTCTGTGGCACGTTGACAAGCACTTCTAAAATGCCTTGTAAGAGCTACAGTCTGCCCACAGAGGCTTGTATTACAGGTTTTCGAATGGCACAGCTCGAGGGCTCTATTTGCTCCATGTGTTATGCAGACAAGGGGTTTTATAAAGTTTATGCAAATAATATTAAACCTGCCCAATTTGCCAGGCTTGACAGCATTGAAAGCGAATTCTGGGTGTCTGGCATGGTGTCGCACATTGGGAAAGACCAATATTTTCGCTGGCATGACAGCGGAGACCTGCAAAGCCTTGCACACTTAGAAAAAATTGTCGCTGTCTGCGCTGCCACACCTGCGACAAGCCATTGGTTACCTTCTAGGGAATACGGAATTATTAAGGCTTTTATTGAAAAGCATGGAAAGAATGCCATTCCCAATAATTTAATTGTGCGCTTGTCTGCAATGTATCCAGATAAACCTGTTAACGTGCCATTGTCGCTGCAGGGTGTGCCAGGTGTCACAGTGTCTAATGTGCATACAGCGCAGCCAATGGGTGAAAGCTGCAAAGCACCTGCACAGGGCGGAGAATGCAAAGATTGTAGACTGTGTTGGTCTGATGCTGTGGTGTCTTATGCGCTGCACTAATTAAATAAACCCTTAAAAGCCCGTTTTTACGGGTTTTTTTTGGTCTGTGGGTGCTGTGGTGTCACAGTGCCTTGTTTTTTGCTTTGCAGGTGTCTGCAGGGCTTTGCTGTGCCTGTCTGTGTGGCGGGTGCTGTGGTGTCTGTGTGTCTGTCTGTGGCAGGTCTGCAGGTGCTTTGCTGTGTGTGCGCTGTGGTGTCACTGTGTGCGCTTGTCTGTGTGGCTGTAGTGGCTGTGGGTGTGTGCGCCCTGTGGTGCTGTCTGTGTCGCTGTGTGGCAGGTTTTGCCCTGTGTGGTGCTGCAGGTGTGCGCTGTGGGTGTGCTGTAGGGGTGCGCTTATATGCTGCGCTGTGTGCTGTCTGTGTGCTTTAGATCAATAAAATCAAGCACTTAGCGCACAATTTAAATGTATTGGATTATATGCGGATTATCTTTGGATTATGTGCCGATTATATTATGTATTATCTCTCCCCTCCCCTTGGAGATAATCGAGATAATGTCGATGCGTTTTTCAGGCAAAAAAGAGGGAGTCCCCCACGTTTGGAAGACCCCCCACCATCAAATTTTTGACCCCCTATTTTTTTTAAGCTACCTCTATCGATTTTTGCTAGAGGTTTTTTCCAAAAGAATTATGAGTATGAAAAAAAGACGCTGCTTTGCAATAAGAACTATGCGCATCTTCTTTTGTGTCAAAAGTTCCCAAGTAAATAACTTTTCTTTGATGTCCTATGGATGCAACCCATTTTCCTGAAGGTAATCCATGCACACCTTTCAGCCCGCTGTTTGCATTTATTTTGTTTCTATTTTCAGCGTTTTGTTTGGCAGTGACTTCACGCAGATTAAACAAGCGGTTGTCTTTCCTGTTGCCATTTAAATGGTCTGCCATTGGTTCAGGCCATTGCCCATAAACATAAAGCCAGATTAAGCGATGAAGTTTGTAGCGTTTATTTTTTATATCAAGAGCAAGATAGCCTCTATGAGCATATCCAACTGGGTTGTTGGTTCTGCGAGACATGAATTCGCCTGTTTCAGCGTTGTAGGTGTATCGTGCCCACAAATAGTCTTGAGTTACTTTAAAATCTGTTTCAGCCATATCAATTCCCTCTTAATTGTGTTGGTGAGAAGCCCTCGATACTCGCCAAAGCATCGGGGGTTTCGTTATTTTATCAAGGAAAACGTAGAAGATACAGTGTTGAATCAATCAGTTGCTGGATTTCATCTGCAATATTCTGGATTTCAGAATCCTGTGGCAAAACCTTGCGCTTTTCCTCAAAATATTCAGACAGATCATGCAGCTCACGCTTACCAGTACTGGCAGGGGTGTGATAAGTCGCAGGGAATTCTAGGGTTGAATCGTAACGGCCTTGGATTGCCTCGACCAGATCATCTACTAGGTCTGGCAGCTCTTCATAGAACGTGCCAAGGGCTTTGTGTTCTGCATAGGACTTTGATTGCCAGTGCAGCAAATGAGCGTTGGTTGCTGAGTGCAACAAGGTCAGAATCAGATCGCCTACTTCATTGTCCATACGGAACTCCCAGATGGGTTAAGACACGCCTGGCAGCTTCTCTGCGCCAAGGTTTGATAGTTATATTATCTGCCAAATCAAGCCATGCGTGAAGTTGTCTTTTGTAAGCTTCCTGATATGCAAGGTTCTTTGCATCGTAGTCTGCATAGGATGAATCAAGCCAAGTGTGGCATCTGCTACACCCCCATACCGAGTGGTGGTCATCGGCCTTGATTGACCTGCCTTTGCCATGAATGAGCAGGTTGGAGTGACAAGCCACAGTTGTAGACCCATCCCCCCCTAAACAATTTGAGGCCACCTGTAAAAGACAAGGCTCACCCTTTGCCAATTCCAAGAGCTTTTCATCTCTGTAGTACTCATGTTTGCCATAGCCTCGTTTTCGCCAACCAAGTGCCTCATTCATAGTGGACTTTCATCATGGTTATCAGGATTAAATTTAGGCTGCTTATAGCCCTTGTCTTTGGGGTTTGGGAATGGTGGGAAAGGCCAGCTCATGCTTGACTTCTTTCTCTGATTGCATCCATATGCACATAACCAGTTGAAGCATCCAAAATTTCAATTATTTCGTTGCGCTCATGCTCTGCCACAAGCTTGGCAAAGTTTTGAAACTCTTTAATCCATGCTAAATGATTAAAAACAGAAGGTTTGAATCCTGCTTTTATTGCCATTCCAATAATTTCATCTTGTGTCATAGCTTCATTTCAACCCGTTTTGTGTATTCCTCTGTTTTCCAAACCTCCACTCGGAGCTTGGCTGCCTCCAGTTTCCACCGGAGTTCCTCTTCCTGTGCGATGGCTTCTTTAATGTCCATCAGTAGTGCCACATAGTCAGGGTGAGCGTAGGCATGAATCTCTTTTGCGCCTAGTGAACCTTCTTCCTCCCACATAAGCATGGCCTTTTTGGACTTGCGGAACTCTTCGAGCTGCACCCGAGTGGCCTTGGCTTGGGCAAACTTGGATGCGTTTTTTAAAATGAAATTAATGGCTGCATCTGCCGGATTTAAAAACTGTTGTTCTTCCATTACATTGCCTCGTTGATTAACTTTTCTATACCTTTGTCGATACTGCCTTCACCCATCTCTGCCAGTACTTTCTTTTGCACGGCATTTAGGTTTAGCTCCACTTTTGTGCGGTAGATCAGCTTTCTTGGCCTACCAGCACCCTTACGCTTACCACCCCAGTCCAGAACAGGTCTGCCAAGCTTCTTTGACAAAGCTTCTTTCCTGTTCTTTTCCATGACTTCCCATGCTTTTTGCAGCACTTCTGGTGGCAGGTCATCAAAGTAGCTCATACGATCTCCACCACCCTGTCGCTGTTTGACTTAATGTAGTTGCGAGTTTTCATCACATACTTCTCAAACTCACTGCGGCAAATGCTTGCTTGTTGAAGGTCTGCATATTCGATCAAATCCCTGATTGCTTGAATGCCAGGTCCATCAAGTCCCATCCGCATAGTTTCCTGATAGCGCATGGCAGCCTTATGCAGAGCCTCTTGAGCTTTGGCACAGACTGGCAACACTTCGGGACCTAGCCCTGCCTTGCCCATAACCTCGCTTAAATTAAGCACATCAACCAAAGTGCGCCAGTCCTGCACAGTTCCATGGCCTTTGGTTATGGCATCCAAAGCGGAATACTCAAGAAACCTGAGTTTGTCCAGAGTTGCTCGGGGTGTTATCGCTGCTCCCACCACCGCATGAGCTATTGGGTCCAGAAGATTCCAGTGCTTTCTCTTCGTTTTTTTTCTGGTCATTGTCTTTTCCAAAGATGGCATCCCATCTGTTTTTATATTCTTCGTTACTTACTGCGAAAGGGCGAGGGCTTGAGCCTTTACTCATGTTTTAGTCCTAGAAGTGCGGTTTTGTTTAAGGTTTGATCCTGTGATTCGTTTGTTCCAACAGGGTTGGCAAATCCATTGGTGTCCCATTTCGATGCCACCATCAGGCGGTTTGGATGTGTCGCAACGAGTGCAAAGCTTGAACTTATGGGTTGAGTGAATTGCACCCATATCGATTGATGGCATCATTTTCTTGCAGGGCAGTCACGCCCTTGGTTACAGTGGTTGTTGCAGGGAGGACAGGCGGTTGGCTCAAGAATGCCATGGTAGGCTTCCACCCACCTCACAATCTCTTCCAAAGATCGCCATGGTCCTAGGTGTCGTTTGATGTAGTCATCAGGCATAGGCTTGTTCATAGATAGTTCCAAATGGTTTGATAAACAAATAGCCAAAATGCGGTGAGCATGATGAAGATCAGGGAATAGATAGCTTTGTTGTTCATGGCTCGTAGTTCACCACTTCCCACTCACGTTGAGCTTTGATGGCCTCCATGCCTTGGGCTTCGAGTTCCGAGAACTGCTCTTCAGTCATCAAGCCCATGATGTCCATGCCATTGAATGTGACCATGTCAATGTTCTCTGCCCAAGATGTGTATTGGTCTGCCTCAAAAGACATGGTGACGTTGACTTCTACACCGCCAGCACCTGTTGTGGCTTGGAATTCGATTGTGTGTGACATTACTTTCTCCTTAAAAATGTGTTGATGTGGTTACTGTATCTTGAAATCTTGATTAGCTGTATAGGGAATTACCCTTACTCCAACTCTTCTTTGACCATGACTTCAACCATTCCTATAGTTCCATAGACTTTGGTCGCATGGAGCGAAACTACTTGACTGTCATCGGCAAACACGATGCCATTCATGCCATCGAATACCGCTTTGCAGTAGTTATCAATGTCACTTTTCTTGGTTGGACGCTCTTGACCTGATAAACAGGCTTGTGTGCGTTTTTTTGAGTAGGATGCGGGAATGGGCAGGGTGATGTAGATATAAGCCCCTACAGGCGTTTCTAATGGCTCTGAGATGCCCATAGCGACCTTTGCTGCCTCAGAAACCTTGGTTTCGTAATCAACAGTGGTTTTTGGACTGTAAGTTGACACAAATTTCCCTCGTCTGGCAAACCGAGGTCTGCCTTTTGGGACTGGTGTGCCTTCCACCATGAATGTGACCATGAAACTCATTTGATGATGTCCTCGACCTTTTGTATTTTTTGACCAATCCATGCCATTACAGGAACTGCCATGCTATTGCCCAATGCTTTGTATCTTGGGCCATCAGATGTTGGTTTGCCTTTGGGTTTGATGTCGGTGTAATGGTCAGGAAAGCCCTGCAATCTCTCGCATTCAATTACTGTCAATCTGCGAACAGCCATTTGTTGAGAAATAAATGTTTGGGCATGATGTGATTGTGTGCTTGGTTGTAAAGCTTTTAAGGCTACCGAAACCTGTAGTTCTGTGGCACTAAAAGTATTTGCTTTAGCATCTTCACGAATGGAATAAGCTGAAACAGGTTGGGCAACTAATCGGCCTGTATAGGCATCTTGTCCACTATAAGCACCAGGGTGACTGTCAGCACACAAAGTACCCACTGTTTCTTGAGAAACCATTGGGGCATTGCCACCACCAGTACCCCACCTTGAAGTCACTGTAGAGCAAACCTCGTCCAGTTCTTTGACTCTACTGTCTGCAGGATGGTTCTCATAAACTCTATGAGTTACGCATTCTTCGTGGTTGTTACGACTGATTCCAAAGCGTGCTGCAATTGTTCCGGCAACTTCTTGCCCCTTTTCTCTGCGCGGCGCAGGATACCCTGACAGGCTCTCTCGCTCAAAAAGTACCGCCGCGGCAGGTCGCCAGTCTCCAAGGTATCCGACAACAAACACACGCTTGCGTCTTTGGGCCACTCCGAAGTATTGAGCGTCAAGCACCCTGTATGCGAACCCATACCCGCAGATTGCCAACCCTCCGAGGAAGGAACCAAAGTCCCGTCCGTCAGCGGAGGACAAAATGCCGGGGACGTTCTCCCAGACCAACCAACGGGGGCGATATTGTTTAGCAATGGCAAGATAGGTAAGCATGAGGTTACCACGAGGGTCATCCAGTCCTTTTCTGAGTCCTGCGACTGAGAAGGATTGGCAGGGAGTTCCTCCAACGAAAACATCGACATTTGATTCAATTTGCCACTCCTTAAATTTGGTCATGTCGCCAAAGTTGGTGACTTGGGGGTAATGGTGTTTGAGTACTAGACTCGGAAAAGTTTCTATCTCTGAAAAGCCAACTGGATTCCAACCTAGTGGATGCCAGGCAACAGTTGCTGCCTCGATGCCACTACAAACTGATAAATAATTCATTCAAGATTCCCTACTTTCATCTCTGTTAAATAATTTCTAACCCTGTCTCTAGCACCAGAACCATATATGCGTTCACAACGCTCAAGTCGGGCACGGACAAAGTCATTGTCTTTGTTGGTTTGCCAAGTTCGGAATATCTCCCGAGCCTCGGCTTGCTCCAACCTGACTCTGTCTCCTTCATTGGATATGGTTTTCCTGCTAAATGCCATAGGGGTTTACTCTACTAAATCACCTGTTAACTGAAGTGCCATGGTGATTATCTTTTCAGGATAAGGCACTCCATCCCGAACCTTATCCAAGATTCTCATTGCGTCTTTGTGGGTCATACATTGCCTTTTATCTTTTTATTGAATTGACGAACAAAATCTGGCATGGGGGCTGCCTTCTTTTCGTCTTCCATAATCTTGAGCAGAACAGGATCAGGTTCTTTTGATGGCGGTACTGTGAGCCTCACTATGTCGGCAGGATTGGGTTTTGGCATAACCCACTCAGCTTTTAGTCCTTGACTGCCTCTGGTACACCACTCAATCAAAAACTTCTCTAAAGTCCAACCAAGCTTATTGGCTTCAGCAATAGCACCATTAATAACTGTCTCAGTTACTGCAGCCTTCTTAGATTTTCTTAAAGCTAACCAGTCATTCCATGTTTGTTCAGAAACCTCAAGTGGGCAAGCAACTTTAGTTGCGCTCTCTCTATTTGGTTTATGGTTAATGGTTAATGGTTTATGGTTAGGGTTATTTTGGCTTTCATCTGGTAACCCAGAAATAACCGACTGGGTTTTCCTTGGCCTTCCACCTAGCTTGCCATTGTTCTTGTTTTTCTCTGCTTGCTCATGGTAATCCTTGATTTCTACCTCTATACGTTTATGCACCCATCCTGTTTTACCCTCTTTAAAGAAGTCAGATAGCACATTTTGAAGGGATGAAAACTCTATGTCAGAACCCAAACGTAACCTACGAGAAACCACTTGGGTTTCCAGTGGAATAGGCTTTTCATCAAGGTAATACCAGTCAATTAACTGGCGATAAATACCATGCTCAATTGTTGTGAGATGGCTCGTATCTTTCCGATAGTCGGCAATATTGAACTTGTAGTAATGCATAGCTCGCCTTTTAGTCACTCCCTTAAAGAAACTGCGGCAGGAGAGGGAGGAACTCTTTTCGGTGGGGTAGCTACCCCCCACCTAGCCGTGTTTCAAACCATTATGACCTATTTAGGTCCACGTTTCAAGCTTCTCATCTTTGATGTTGAATGACCAATATGGAAAAACCCACAGGATGGGCATTTGTATATCTGGAAAGAGTTGTCTCTCTTTTTGCTAATAGTTGATTCAGCAATAGAGAATGTAGGGAAAGGATGTTTTCCAACACACTGTACCTCTGGGTTGTACCTGTCTGTTGTTTTCATTGGTACATTCCTGAAATGCTAATTGGGCGTTCCACATGGATTTCCAAAGCTCTAGCTATCAACCCCACCATGGCAGCATCTCGGTCACCAGGGTGTTGGTTGTAAGTTATAACTAAGTTATATGCGTAAGCTAGGAGAGCTTCAGCGCAGTCTTGTTCAGATTGTTCGATGTTCATACCAATAGCCTATCAAAAATAAATCTGTTGTCTATTAGGGTTTGTCCTAATACTAATTGTTTTTAACTCATGGCACATTACAGGTTCTTTAAGGAGAAAGTAATGGCAACACTAAACGGCAGAAAAGTAATAGACATCGAAGTTGATGGTGTCGATAGTAGGGATTATCCCGATTTCAGCGATGCGTATTTCAGTTACGCTTGCTACGAGGATGGCACACCACTCACTGAGCAGGAACTAGACAAACTAGCCGATCAGAATGG